GCAATTAAAGTATTATTCAAATCCTATTTTGGAGAACAAGTATCAACACCTGATTTTGATTTCTCAGATATCAGACAGAAAGGAGCTCAACTTGTAACATCAGGAGGAAAAGCACCAGGACCTCAACCACTTAAAGATTGTTTACATAAATTAAAAGGAATTTTAGAATCAAAACAAGATGGAGACAGATTAACACCTATTGAAGTTCATGATATGGTTTGTCATATTGCTGACGCAGTTCTTGCAGGAGGTATTAGACGAGCGGCATTAATTTCATTGTTTAGTGCTGATGACCAAGAAATGATTTCTTGTAAGTCAGGTAATTGGTGGGAAACAAATCCACAAAGAGGTAGAGCAAATAACTCAGCGGCGTTATTAAGACATAAAATTACCCAAGAATTTTTCATGGATTTATGGAAACGTATTGAGGCGTCAGGAGCAGGTGAACCAGGAATTTATTTTACAAATGATAAAGATTGGGGAACAAACCCTTGTTGTGAAATCGCACTAAGACCTAATCAGTTTTGTAATTTATGTGAAGTAAATGTTTCTGACATTGAATCACAAGAAGATTTAAATAACCGTGTTAGAGCGGCGGCTTTTATTGGGACATTACAAGCGGGTTACACTAACTTCCATTATTTAAGAGATATTTGGAAAAGAACAACTGAGAAAGACGCATTAATCGGTGTTTCTATGACGGGAATCGGTTCTGGAGTAGTTTTAGGTTATAACATGAAAGAGTCGGCAAAAATTGTTAAAGAAGAAAACGAAAGAGTGGCTAAATTAATTGGTATTAATAAATCTGCAAGAACTACGACAGTAAAACCTGCGGGAACAACATCATTAACTTTAGGTACATCTTCAGGAATTCATGCTTGGCATAACGATTATTATATCAGAAGAATTCGTGTTGGAAAAAATGAGTCTATTTACCAATATTTGAGTAAGTTTCACCCTGAATTAGTTGAAGACGAATTCTTTAGACCTCACGATACTGCAGTAATTTCGGTACCGCAAAAGGCACCTGAAGGAGCGATATTAAGAACGGAAAGTCCATTCCAATTATTGGAAAGAGTTAAAAAAGTAACTCAAGAGTGGGTTAGACCAGGACATAGAGGAGGTTCAAATATGCACAACGTATCGGCAACAATTAGTTTGAAGGCGGAAGATTGGGGGTTAGTGGGAGAATGGTTTTGGAATAATCGTGATTTCTATAATGGATTATCAGTATTACCTTACGATAATGGTTCTTACATCCAAGCACCATTCACTGATTGTACAAAAGAAGAGTTTGAATTACTTTATTCAAAATTACATTCGATTGATTTAACTAAAGTTGTTGAACATTCTGATGAAACAAACCTAAGTGGTGAAATCGCTTGTGGGGCTGATGGATGTGAGATAAAATAATCTTTAAAATGAGTGAGGTAAAAATATCGTGGGGAAATAATGTAACGATAACATACCAAGTATTGTTAGCGTTTTATAATCAGAGAAAGAAGAATTAAATGAATATAAACGCATCTAACGATTGGATTGTCCGATTACATATTAAAGAAATAACCCCCAAAAACAAACTTTTACCTACCGATTTTTATTGGGAACAAGGTAGAATGGTGATGACGGAAAGTTATCATAAACGAAGGGGTAGTTGTTGTGGGAATGGTTGTTTACATTGTCCATATGAACCAAAACACAAAAAAGGAAATGTGGTTCTTAATATAAAATAATTACTAATAAGAAAATCACGGCATATGTCGTGATTTTTTATTTTATATCTATTCACCGAAAATATTGTAACACTATATTTATAGTATATGGCAGAAGGAAAAACATATGGAATTAACTTCCCTTTTAGAGATTCTTTAAAAGGTAATTATCTTTCGTTATCACAAGATGGTGACCAAGAGGTTAGAGCAAATTTAATTCATTTATTATTAACTAGAAAAGGTACAAGATATTATTTACCTGATTTTGGGACAAGACTTTATGAGTATATTTTTGAACCTATGGATGGTCCGACATTTTCAGATATTGAAGCGGAAATAAGAGACTCGGTTTCTGAATATATTCCAGGAATTACTATAACAAAAATAAGTGTAACTGCCGCGTCTGATGGGGAAGAAGATAAAGGAACCTACGTCCAAGGAGACGTAAGAGTTTATCGAGTTCCTGGTATAAGTGAGAAAGAACATACCGCTAAAATTAAAATTGATTATATAATTACAGATTCGGCATTTAATCAGAGTGATTTCGTAATCATTAATATTTAATAATATATGGCTAATAAAAAAATATCGTATACGACAAGGGATTTTCAGTCAATAAGAACTGAGTTAATTAATTTTACCCGAACATACTATCCCGAGTTAATTGACAATTTTAATGATGCGTCAGTGTTCTCAGCGTTATTGGACTTAAACGCCGCAGTTAGTGATAACTTACAATTCAATATTGACCGAAGTATTCAGGAAACTGTTTTACAATACGCCCAACAAAGGTCATCAATCTTTAATATTGCAAGAACATATGGATTAAAAGTGCCGGGTCAAAGACCTTCAGTTGCTTTAGTCGATTTTTCGATTACAGTACCTGCTTTTGGGGATAAAGAAGATTTAAGATATTGTGGTATTTTAAGAAGAGGTTCACAAGTTAGTGGTGCGGGTCAAGTATTTGAAACGGTTTACGATATTGATTTTGCGTCGGCAATTAATGCAGATGGATTCCCAAATAGATTAAAAATACCTAATTTCGATTCAAATAATAAATTACTTAATTATACCATTGTAAAACGAGAGACGATTGTTAATGGTATTACTAAAGTTTATAAAAGAGTGATGACACCTAACGATGTTAAACCATTCTTTGAAATGTTCCTACCTGAAAAAAATGTTTTAGGGGTAACAAGTGTTTTATTAAAAGACGGCACACAATATGCTAACATGCCTTCATCACAAGAATTTTTAGGTTTAGATAATAGATGGTATGAGGTTAAAGCATTAATTGAGGATAGAGTTTTCATTGAGGACCCTACTAAAGTTTCTGACCAACCTGGAATTAAAGTTGGTAGGTATATTACAACAAGTGATAAGTTTATAACTGAATATACTCCTGAAGGATTTATGAAAATGACTTTTGGTGGTGGTACACAATCGGCTGATGAACAATTACGAGAATTCGCAAGAAACGGATATAATTTAAATCTTTACAAGTACTCTAATAACTTAGCGTTAGGTAGTACGGTTAAAGCTAATACAACTATGTTTATACAATATAGAATTGGTGGTGGTACAGGAAGTAATTTAGGTGTTAATGTTATCACACAAATTGGTACGGTTTCTTTCTTTGTTAATGGTCCATCAGATTCTGTAAATACAAGTGTTGTTAACTCATTAAGTTGTATTAATGTTACTGCGGCAATTGGTGGGGCTGCGTCTCCAACAACGGAAGAAGTTAGAAATTTAGTTAGTTTTAATTTTTCAGCACAAAATAGAGCGGTTACTGTAAACGATTACGATTCTTTAATTCGAACAATGCCGTCACAATTCGGAGCACCTGCTAAAGCGGCAATTACTGAGGAAAATAATAAGATTAAAATTAAAATGTTATCTTACGATGATTCGGGTAAATTAACTGAAATCGTGTCGAATACTTTAAAAAATAATGTTGCGAATTACTTATCTAACTATAGAATGATTAATGATTATATCTCAGTTGAGACTGCGAGTGTTATTGATTTATCTATGAACCTTGACGTTGTTTTAGATAATAGTCAAAATCAAGGGGCGGTAATTTCACAGATTGTTAATATAGTGTCAACTTATTTTGACCCTTCACATAGACAGATGGGTCAAAATGTTTATATATCAGAAATTAGAAGACAAATACAAAGTGAGAATGGGGTAATCTCGGTTTCAAGTATACAAGTATTCAATAAAGTCGGAGGACAATACTCATCATCTCAAACATCCCAAAAATATTTAGACTCTGAAACACGAGAAATTGATTTGATTGATGAAACAATTTTTGCCGAACCAAGTCAGACGTACCAAGTCAGATTTCCGGGTAAAGACATCAATGTAAGGGTTAAGAATTTAAAAACAGTTAATTTCTCCTGATAATTTATTTTATTAAAAAATGATTTATCTTTTTGAAAGTAGCATATAAACTATTTATCAAAAAAGATTAATAATGTCGAATTCATATAGAATAAGAACTCAAATAGGTGTAGATAAGTCAATTAAGGTTTTAATTGACCAAGAATTTGAATATCTTGAAATTTTATCACTTAAAGTATTACAGAGTCAAATTTACACAAGACAGTGTTCTGATTACGGAGTAATTATTGGTAGGGTTAGTGCAAATGATGGTTTTGGTATACCTAACGCCAAAGTATCAGTCTTTATTCCGTTAACTAACGAAGACACCACAAATCCAATCATTTCTGACTTATATCCCTATAAAACTTTATCTGAATTAAATGAAGACGGATATAGATATAATTTATTACCATATCTACCGTCATATAGTAATCACTCTCCCACAGGAACTTTTTTCGATAAACATGATGTATTAGTTGACCCGACATTAATTGAAGTTTATGACAAGTACTTTAAATATACTGCAAAAACTAACGATAGTGGTGATTACATGATTTTTGGTGTTCCTACTGGGTCACAAACAATCCATGTCGATGTTGATTTATCAGACATTGGAGAATTTTCATTATCGCCTCAGGATTTAATTCGGATGGGTGTTGCCACTCCCGCTCAAGTTGCGGGAACAAAGTTTAAAAGTTCTGCTAATTTAAATGAGTTACCT